GCAATGGTCAATTCTTCTTCCCCACCTTCTCGTTCACATACCATTTTATTAAATTCAGTTATTTTCATGTCGTTTTCCTTTTCCCTAGTTAATGTTAATCCAGAAAGTATCAAATTCATCATGCGATTCTAACCAATCGTCTATATTATCGATTAATTCGCAAATATGCTCATTGTTGTAAATGTAGACATTATAATTTTCAATCGTATAAAAACAAAAGTCAAATTTGACAATTTCTAAATTTTTAATCATTTTTTCTTTTTTCTTTTTTTTATGCTGTATGCTATGGCTAACGCTTGTTTAATTGGCTTACCAGATTTTATTTCAGTTTTAACATTTTTTTTAAATGCTTTATTACTTTTATTATATTCTAATGGCATGATCACCTCCTAACTATTATATTTTTTATGCAACGTGTTTACGCTTTTATCAATAATGCCCTCAAGTTTTTCTTTGGTTTTGTTTTCGTTGTATCGACGATTTTTTTCTGCTTCTTTTTTTAGTTCGTCATGGCCACCATAAACAAGTTTTTGTTTTTTCTCTATTTCTTTAATCTGTTTCATAGTCAATTTGCCACCTGTCCCGCGTGGGTCGTCAAATTCAGTAAATCCATGAATTGATACGTTATGACCACCAAAATACTGTTTCATATTAATACTTCGGCATGATTCACAATTAACTATTTTTTTGTCATTTAATGAAAAAAAATTGTCTTGTATGTGTTCACATGACTGACATTTGTAGCTATACAGTGGCATTCAATAATTCCTTTTGTTTTTGTAATTTCTTTTCTAAATACAATTTAAATTCATTTCTCATTTTTAAATCTTTACGCTTACAATTAAGAACATTGTAGGCTTCTGTTACACTCATCTTAAATTGACGTGCTAATTCATCACCGCTCGTATTGGTTTGGTCATATAATGCCTTTAACTGTTCTTTGGTGATTTCAGCTTCAATGTATTTATTGTTGATTAATTTTTCAACATTGTTTGACACTGTTTGCAATTCGCCACGTGTAGATTGAAAAGCATTGTTTAATTGTTGCATTTGCTCGTATAAACCATATCCATTGGTGTTTAATTTTAAATCTTGCAATGCTTGATACACATCTTGATATAATCGTGTTAATTGTTCTACTGTTAATGCCTTATCAACTGATATATTTTGAATTGCTTTTAAATGGTTGTTCACCTGAAACTCTATGTTATTTGCAATTTCTGTTTTTACTGACGTTGCAATTCGTGAATCAATCGAATCATTAATAGCTTTTAGCGACTTCGCCATCCTTGCCTCTAGTGTTCCTATTGCCATTTCTATATTATCCATTTTTTATACTCCTTTTTTTTAATATCTTTTTGGTTTCTTTTTTTTGTTTTTATGCATATTTAAACTTTTCCTTTCTTATTTTCGTAAAGAAATTCTAGAGCTTTAAGCTTTATATCAGGGGTTGCTATATGAAAGTTCTCTATGTTATCTTTAAACGCTAAATAATTAAGCTCAATATCATTTTGCAAAATAGAGCATGCATATTGTATTGCCCAATAATCAGTTTTTATCGCTTGCGTCACTACATCTTTATCAGACTTAAATTTCGTTGCAACTAATTGCAATACTCCCCCAGATATTTTTAAACATTTAATAATAAATTTTTTATCGTTTTTAAGCCTATCAGACGCAAGCATGAAATCTGTAAATTCATTACTTACTGCATTTAGCACAACATCTTCATCATTTTTCAATCTATCTGATGCAAATGTTAAAGTGCCTTTATTATATTTAACTGATGCCATCACTACATCTTTATTGTCTAAAAATTTTTGAGATGCTTTATCTAATAATGGAACTCCTAATTCTAAAAATTGTATTAATGTTTTTTTACAATTTGTAATTTTATTTATTGTATCTGCACTAGGCTCAGCATATTCTAATAATTCATAACCACTGGTTGTATGACATTTAACTGATTTAATTAATTTTGCTACTTGCAACAAAAAATCAACATCATTTTTTAATTTTTTAGAAGCATAAAAAAGTGAGTTAAGATTCCAATTATCTTCTAGTTCTTTTTTTACTACTTTTAACATAAAATTTTTACAATTTTTATGTGTAGAATTATTCAAGCATCTTAAATAATCACCATTATCATCTGTATACGAACTCTTTGCTATCTCATCTAAAATTTCATTTTGTGTACAACTCATTTTTAAGCTCTCCCTTTCACGTAATCGTCTAGTGTTGGTCCATCATTAACCAATGCCCACTTTGCACTTGGATTCTTAACTTCAACATTTTTTAAATGCCTAACCGCATATTGAACCGCATCACATGAATGATCATTCTTTTTTACAACCTTGAACTGATCATCGTTAGCATGTAGTTTGTCCACGTACATATAATTTTTATGTTGATCTATAACGTATGGAATGTTATCGAAAAAGAATAGTTTGTTCTGAAATAATAATTGATTGACCAATAAAATATTCCCGGACTTCTCTTTAACGGCTTCGATTAATTTAAGGCCATGAGATTGCAAATCTCGCCACCATGACCCATAATCACGATCTTGCACTTTCATGCTGTAATCGGCAATGATTGGCTGTGGACCGTACCTGTTACACGCTTGGACAATCTCATGTACTGTTGGCTGTGGTTTATGCCATTCATCATAAATATAAATACGCCCTGTCTCATCCTTTGCCATAAACACAATGCTAGTATCAACACGCGTCCCATGATCTAGCCCTATACACTTATACCAATGATCGTGTACTTGTTGTCTAGGTATAATGTGATGGCTCATTAATTGGTCATACACTGCATTCTGTGTTGAATCCCAATTACCCTCCAAAAACTGTTGAATGTAACTTGGTGGAAAGTTCTGCTCCATGTTTTTTATGTAGTCTTTAGGCAAGTTTTTCCTGTTACTGTATGTCGTAGCTCTGATATATAAACAATCCTCTGGCGGGTCATTGTCATGATAACGTTTTTTGCACCAGCCATAGCGTGGGTTACCTTCCGTAAATATTAACTTAACTGGTAATGATGTACCCCTCATACGCCCCAAAGCACCTAAAAAGTGTTCTTCTTTCAGTTCCTCGGCCTGACACATAATAACCGCGTCATAGCTACTAGATAAAATCTTTCTTGGGTCGTCAAACGATCTAAAAATAATTTTACTACCATTCCCAAAATGGAACTCATGATCTGCTTTCATATGGGTATAACCGTATTCATCTGGTGGGAACGCCTCAAGAAACTGTACAATGCACGTATCCTTAAGCTGCCGATAACTGTATCTTGTCATCAATAATTGTACGCCTTCATGATAATGGCATAAATAATAGGCCAATAATATACTTACCCAGCTCTTGCCTGAACCATAGCCACCCCAAAAAGCGATCTCTCTAGGGCAGTCTTTTTTCATTGTCATATTTTCGTTAAAAACAGTATTAAATATGACTGACTGGTTATAGTTTAGCGAGGCTTTCATTTCACCTGTTTATAAAAATCCTCTACTTTTAATTTTTTACGCTTACAGTTAACATCATCCACAAGCACTACACATTTATTTTTACTTTCTGTCTCGTTGCCTGTCGTGCCAATTAGAACGTATTCGTGACCATCTTCCAGCGTATAACGCGTATTAAGTCTGAGCTTAAATGCCATTAATCTCGTCGTATTCCTTTTGATTAATTAAAACATCGCGCAATGTGCCATTATCCTCATATTTTTTAAACACTTTGATTGGGTCTTCATTTTTTTTAACCAAATACATAACCCTAAAAGCAAAAAGAAGATTTATCCCACCCGCAACTGTAAAAATAAATAACGTAATAAGTAGATCAACACTATTCCACAAATCAGACAAAACTGTATTAAGCATTAAGTTTATCCAATTCGTTTTCTACATTTTGCTTTTCTTGTTGCAATAAATCAATCATCATTCTTTTTTTAGTGGCTTCCAGCCCATCAATGGCTAGGGTAAATCTTTCTTTTTCGTCTGGTAATAATGCTCCATTTAATTTTGCTTTATCTTTAACCGCTCTCTCTTTTAACTCATCAATAATATTAATGTGTTTTTGTGTTGTTATTGCCATTTTTTATTCCTCACTTTCTTTTTTTACAGTTTATTAAACTCTATATCACTATCGACTTTCCATGTAACATCAACGTTTTCTGTCACCAGTTCACATAGCGCATAGCTCACTTCCTTTTCTATATCTAAGCCAAACATTTTTAATTCATCTAACATTTTTTTATTTTCGTGATTAAATATACTTATCTGGCTTTTTATAACTTTTGTTGCGTGTTGAAATATGAGTCTGTTTTGATTGACTATTCGTCTAAATTCTGGCCTTTGTCTTGCATCAGGGTTAATCATCATAGACTTTGAATTGCTATAATGTGGCACGTAAATATTAATTCCCATATCTTTTTGAAGTTCATCTTGAAATTGATTACGTTTTAAAATTATTGCAAGTAATTCTTCATCGCCATACTTAAACCAATGCTCAAGAAATGGGGTTTGTGATAATTGCTTATATCCTACCCAACCCCAAAAAACAGCTACTTTATTATTTTTAATAATTTTATTCATCTATTTTTCCCTCAATTAAATTTTGTTCATTATCTTTAATTAAATTTAATGTTATTTCATGTTTAGGGGGGTCAATGCTTGCCTTTATGCTTGTATCATATATTGCCTCCTTTTCTTCTTTGTTCGCACATAGTTTATAGAGAAATATTTGTGTTGCTGGCGATGTATGGGTTAGACTTGTCCACATGTTAACCAATCTTTCTTTAAAAGCGACTTTGTTTTGTTCCAGCTCTTTTTTTATAGTGTTAAATTTGTCAAATTCTACAGGAAAATGATTATAAAAAGTAACTCTTTCGCATGGCATATAAGAAACTAAGTCTTCAATCGTTCTAACCTTTTTTTCTTTAATAATTTTTAGTGCCATTTTATACAATTCTTCGGTATTATACGCCATTAATCCCTCACCTCAATATCATTCATATTAGCACCTTGAGTCACTTCTTCTATGGTCAATAATTGCTCATTAAAATTATGCAATAGCGTATTATATCTTTCCTCAAGTAAGCATAGACCATCTTTCATTGCGTCTAACTGGTGAATCATTGGCAACAAATTAAACTCATCATTAAATTTAATCTTTGTTTCATCGGTATCATAATTATAATTAATTTTAATCGTGTTCATGACTCAACAATCAATTTAAATCCCTTGGGTGTCAATTTATCAATCATGACTTCCCCTCGTGCCTAAAAAGATCCATAGCCATAAAAAATAAACCTCCAAAAAATACCATTTTATGTGTA